AGAGGTTGCGTACAGTGTGTTTTTCTATGGTCATATCATATAAGAATACACTCAGCATTGGTTGTTAGGGATACAGGATTGATAATCTTGACTTACACAACGAAGTAGCTTAATCAGCACGATGAAAAGCCCCATGACGGCGAGAGTGTGTTCCTATATGGTCAGATCATATAAAAACACACTAGCATAGGGTGACGAGCCCGTTTAGCGGCGGGTGTTATGGGTTACTCGAATGCCATCCTCGGGCGAGGAGCTAGCAAGGCGGTTCGACTCCGTAGTGTGTTTCTATATGGTTTAGAGATTGTTAATAAAACGCAATGCTTGATTGACATTGGTGAAGTATTTCATTTTGAAGTCACCGTCATAGAGATCGCGTACAAATATGTAACAGACTCCAGCAGAACTTAAACTCAAATGAAAATGTAAGCCTTGCGGAGTAAAGTTTTCGTAGGTTTTCACAAAAGTATTTATAGCCCGTTAGCTCAATGGTAGAGCAGTCGACTGATAATCGACCGACCTAGGATCGTTACCTGGACAGGCTACCAGTTTTGGAAGTATAGCACAGCGGTAGTGCAGCAGCTTCATACGCTGTTGGTCAGTAGTTCGAATCTACTTACTTCCACCAAGTTTCGAGATAGACGATAATGTTGAGTCCCTTGTTCGCTAGTGCCCTATTCTTGAGCATGACACACCAGTAGCAGTTCCGGGTAGTGTAAACTCCGTTATCGAGACAAGCCAGTGAGTCCTTGAGAAAGATAGCGGGTCGCTCGAAAACTTATTAGGGTCCTTGGTGAAATGGATATCATCTCGGTCTTCGAAACCGAGGGTGGGAGTTCGATCCTCTCAGGACCCGCCATAAAGAATTAATGCCCCAGTAGACAAATTGGCAAAGTCGTCTCTCTCAAAAAGAGAAATTTAAATGCGGGTTCAACTCCCGCCTGGGGTACCAAGTTTTGGTTAGTTGGAAATGAAAGTAACCCAAAGGGAGCGCTCTGAACAGGCGCTGCTTAGTACGCCTTACAAAAGTAATTGTCCTGACTGTTCGACCCAAGAGGTGTTTACCCGTAGATTAAGTTCCTACGCTCTCGCTCAAGGGATGTCGCTGTGTCGTAGTAGCACTAACCACCAAATTTAATGCGATTGTAGCTCAGTTGGTAGAGCAAACCTCCCTCATGGCAAAGGGCCAAAACGCCGGGATTAAGGTAGGGCCGATGGTTCGAGTCCATCCAGTTGCACCAAGTTATGCAGTTTTTGTCTGGAGTAATATTCCTGGACACGGATAAAAACAGAAATGTTCTGCGCCAAGTTATGCCCTGGACTGTGTTGCGAGTCAGATTTGAAGCTGAACGTAGACAGGTTTAATTCCTGTTAGGGGCGCCAAGTTTTGTTAGAGTGTTAGCAAGAGAAAGTCACGCTGTCTAGGTTTCTTCGAAGGACCGAAACAGTAGAAGGTGATGGGTTCGACACCCACTAGGTCCATTGAGGCGACTAAACTGGACCGGTATCCCAAGTAACTTACCGACTCCCGCTCGAGCTTGTTAATTCGGGTGAATGGCAGCAATAATGTGGTGCTGCTACTTTAACAAATTCAATTCAACTCCGATTGGTGAAATGGTATCACTCTGCGTTGCAATCATAAATAATAGTATAGGAGAAATTTTATGCTTTGTAAATATTGCGGCAGAGAATGTAAGAATAATAACTCACTAATTAATCATGAGAGATTATGCAAACAAAATCCAATTAAACAGATTTCCTGGTTAGAACAGAATAGAAATAATGTAAAATCGTGGAACAAAGGCCTTACTAAAAACACTGATAGTCGGGTTGCAAAAAATGCAGAAAATACATCCACTGGCATGAAGAAACTGATTGCAGAAGGGAAACACCCCACTGCATGGACTTCAGAGTTTTGGACCGCAGAAGCCCGCAAGAGTAAGTCAGAAGAAAAGAAAGCGTTATATTTAAAACATCCCGAAAAACATCCTAATAGGAAACTAGCAGGTAATCGTAGTAAGATGACATATCCTGAGAGAGTTGCATTCGATTTCCTTACTGCTAGCGGCATTAAGTTTATACATCAACATAAAATATTAGGATATTATGTCGATTTTTGTATCGACAATATTATTATCGAGATAGATGGTGAACACTGGCATCCTATCGGAAATAATAAAGACGCTAATAAAGATTTAGAATTAATTGCAAGTGGATATCTGATCTATAGAATAAGAAGTAAAGAAAGAATAGAAGAAAGATTAAAAGAAATTTTCTCTCGGTAGTTTAATGGTAGAATTTATGGTTTGGGACCATATGACGAGTGTTCGATTCACTCTCGAGAGACCATTAATGGAGTTAGTGATGTAATGGTAGCATCAGAGATTGTGATTCTCTTCGCGTGGGTTCGATTCCCATCTTTCTCCCCAAATATGCCACAGTAGCTCCAATGGTAGAGCAGCGGACTGAAAATTCGTGTGTTGCTGGTTCGAGTCCAGCTTGTGGCACCAATTTTAGGATGCTTACAGCAAATAAAAAAAACTTTTCTGTAAAAAAAGCAAAACAGCATCCTGTTTATTTTGCGCCCGTAGTATAATGGATAATACACTAGGCTACGAACTTAGGAATGGTGGTTCGATTCCATCCGGGCGCACCAATCGCGCACACTTGCTCTTATAGTACAATGGCAGTACAATACATTGGTAATGTATAAAACCAAGTTCGATTCTTGGTAGGAGCACCACCTAGGAGTCTTTATGCCATGGATTGAAAATGTAGCAGCCGCTGATATACCTACTAGGTTCCATCATGAGGCCGGAGAAAATAGTATGCTGATCAGCATTGTTGATCCAGCAAGTTGGAGACCAACACCTGCACACAAGTTCAAAGAAATTCATAACTTTGAATTTTTGGACATCGAAGAAAAGGACCACGCTATTGATGAAGCCATGCGGTGCAGTCAAGAGCAGGCCAACGAACTCGTTCGACTATTGCAACACGCACTAGATAACCATATGAATGTGGTAGTTCATTGCTATGCAGGTATCTGCCGCAGTGGCGCAGTATGCGAAGTTGGCGTTATGCTAGGTTTCGAAGACACTGGACGATTCCGTAGTCCTAACTTACTAGTCAAGCACCGCATGATGCGAGCATTAGATTGGACCTATGATGCCGACGAAAAGCCTAATATCGACGATTGGCGTACAATAACTAACGATCACAAGATCGGCGATTAATTTAAAATTTAGTATATTTAAACATTACTAAATAAAATACAACAATTTGTAGAATATACTACAGAACTGTGACCGTGTGTAAATTTTTTGCAAGCTATGAAAAACTTGTTTTTTAACTTTTAAGGATTATGCTGATTAAAAAATATCTTCGTCGTACTGCTGCATTCGTACTGGCCAGCTTGACTGTAAACACCGTAATCGTATTGGAACGAGCAGGCGCTACCAAACTACTATTGTACTCAAGTCGGTAATTGATAGATTTGCACGGTTATAAAATAATAACATGAGTCAAACATATGATTGCATATTGTTTACAGATGTCACTTATCCATCGGTGATTTATAAACCATTAGGGGCATATCGACTGGCCAACCACATACGCGATCACGGGTATTCTTGTTTGGTAGTTGATCATTTTCATACATTTACTATTGACCAGGTCATTGACATTGTTAAAAAATCAGTAGGTAATAACACTAGGTTTGTTGGGTTTAGTATTGCATTTTTTAACAGTGTGCAAAAAAATGCCAACACAATGGATCCTATTGCCAACAACCCCTGTGAAAAATTAAATTATAATCAAGCGTTTTGCCCCCGCGGCGCCGAATTTGAAATTCAACTAATCAATGAAATAAAGTCAATTAACCACAACTGTAAAATTTTGATTGGTGGTGCTGTTCGAATCAGTCAGCAAATTAGCAATCCTCGAGTGGATTACATGATCACAGGATTTGCTGAATCGGCAATAATTGCGTTTCTTGAAAATCTAGATCAAGGAGTTGCCCCCAGTGCTGTCAAAAACTTGTGGGGGATCAAAATCATTGACGGTGGTTCTGCTGAAGATTTTGATTTTCAGCACAGCACAATGAAATGGCTATCCACCGATGTGGCAGGTGCCAAAGTATTACAATTAGACATATCACGAGGTTGTAGATTTAATTGCAAGTTTTGCGATTGGAGCATGAGGGGTACCAAGTCAAAAAAATGGATACGTGCAGTTGACAGCCTAGTGGAAGAGTTACAAACTAATTTTGATCGTTACGGAATATATCGATATTTTATTCAAGACCATACTTTCAATGACAGCGATTACAAAATAAATCTAACTCTTGACGCAGTGCGCGAATTAAATTTTCAACCTTTATTTTGGTGCCATACTAGGCCTGATTTATTGGTAACGCATCCGGGCCGACTTGAAAAAATGTTTGAAATCGGTGTTCGTAGTACGATGATGGGTATTGACACATTGAACCCACAGACTGCAAAAGTAATTGGCAAAGGATTAAACCCTGAAAAAATAATTGCTGAACTCAAAAATATACACACAAGATACGGCAATGAATTGATCACCCATGGCAATTTTTTAATCGGATTGCCCGAAGAAACAGTTGATGATATCAATAAGACCGCTGATAGATTACACAACAAGGAAATAAAATTACATCACTGGAGTTACAATGCAGTAATGATCAGTACAGATACTGATGGATGGTGGGGATCAGCATTTGACAACAATCCCGAATTGCACGGTTACACTGCAGACTCAGATGATTTATCTTTCAGACACAATGTTGATTATAGAAAACATTCATTGATGAATTGGAAAAACAAACACATGAACTTTGAACAGGCCATGAAAATTGCAAAACAATTGTCTGATCAAGCATCACATCTTGTGCATTATCACGAAGACAGTATGACCACTTGGGGTTTAATGACTTTTTCTGATCTGACATTTGACGATATCAAACATCTACGACCGTCTACAGTAGACTGGCATGTTATGTCTCGAGAAAGATTTAGATATCTCAATCAATACAAAAAAACATTGTCTAGTGCATTACGATAAAAAATACTATGATTTTTAATGAAAAATCTGCACCATTTTATTTTTGAACTAAATAATTTAGCAGCGCCAACAAGGGTTGACGCCGGTTCTTCTAGACGCTTGACATTGAGATGTCTTTACTGTAGACTATACTACAGAACGCCGCCCGTGAGCAGAGTTCTTCTGTGAGCTATTTCAACACTTTTGGAAAAATTATGTTTATTAAACAATTATTTGTCGCGGCCGCTGCGGTCGTATTGAGTATCTCTGTTTATGCACAATACCCTGATCGGCCAGTGACTCTGGTAGTTCCGTTTGGTCCTGGCTCCGGAGTAGACACAGTGGCCAGAATTATGCAACCAGTACTGGAACAAGAACTTGGTGTTACTCTACTAGTCAAAAACGTTTCAGGTGCCGGCGGCCAAATTGGAACACAAGAGTTAGTAAACTCGCCAGCTGATGGGTACACCATTGGTATAAGCACAGTGAGCACAATGTCCACTAATTTTGTGTTTCGAAAGCAACCGTACTCGTTGGACAGTTTTAGCTATGTGTCTCGCATTGGGCTAATGCCACGAGCGTTGGTTGTAAACCAAACTTTTCCAGCAAATGACTGGAAAAAATTTGTTGCACAAGTTCGTGCATCGCCCGGCAAGTATTTTTACACCACTGTGGCAAACTCAGTAGACATGCTGGACATGCATTTGATCACAACAACTGTAGGAATTGAGTTGACGGCGGTTCCTTACCCTGACAACAACTCAGCATTCAGAACCGACTTGGTTTCAAATCGTGTGCAAATTACCTACAACAGTTTGCCGGTATTGACTCCGTTTTTGAAAACCAACGACACAAAACTGCTGGCCATTACCGGGCAACATCGTAGCACTGTATATCCTGATGTACCAACATTTGCAGAATTAGGAATCAAAGAATTAGAAGCAGCATCATTTTATGGTGTGGTGGGTCCAAAAAATTTAAAGCCGGAGTATATTACTCGGTTGAATCAGGCGTTTGCAAAGACACTGACCAATCCCATTGTTGTTGAAAAACTTACAAAAATAGGCATTGTAGCATCATCGAGCTCCCCTGCAGAACATCAAACAGAAACTGCCCAGGCATATACTTTGTATACAAAACTGGGTCAAAAATTAAATATTCGGACCCAATAATTCAATGAAAAAAGTTTTAGTCACGGGTGCCAGTGGTGGAGTAGGGGCTGCTTGTACACAAGAATTGATCAGTCGGGGATACACCGTGATCACTTGGTCCAGTGAGCAGTGCAACTTTGAACATCCTGAAAGAATATTTGACCATGATTTGTCTTGTTATGACTATGTGTTAAATTGTGCCGGGCACGGACAAGGACACCATCAAGGTTTTTTTGCCAACAGTTGGCAAAATCAACTCAGTCAGATCATAGTAAATTATGCAGCCAATATTTTTTTATTCAAGCACTATGCTAGTTCACGCAAAAATGGGAGGTACACCTGGATCAGTACCCGCCTAGCACTAGATCCACTGAGCCGTCCTTGGCAGGCTGTGTATAGCAGCAGCAAAATTGCTAGTGCAGTAGCAATAGAATGCGCACTGACCGAAATTGAAAATATTTCTGTATTGGAAGTACAACTAGGAGCAACTCGATCAAATTTTAGAAGTCGCAGCGGCCAACCACAAGATGAAATTGAGCAACATTGGCAACAACAAAATGCATTAACTGGGGCCGAGGCGGCCGTGCGTATTGTTGATGCCATGCTATCCGGTGACAATAAAATTCTAATTCAATGAAACTATATCAAATACTGCATGACTTGCCACCTTTGCCTGAATATTTTGTTTATGAAATATTAGACACAATAAAGGACGATACTCGATTGAAAATAAAAACTTTTCACGATGCACCTGGAAGAAAAGAATATCGAGAGCGTATGTTAACGCTGCCCAATGGCTCGCAATGTCAAAGTGTGACTAGTCAAAAATGGACTATCAGTTCAGAACTAGAGCAATGGTTACAAAATAATATTCAAGATTCTTGGATCGATGTTGGCATCAACCTGCACAACACTGTAAGTCATGTCATGGGACCTCATATAGATGATATCAAAAATGAAATCATAATGTATGTAATAGAGCCAGGCGGAAGTAATGTTGAAACAACATGGTGGCAACAACATGGATTTCCCGCAGAACGGTACGACAAGCTCCCCGCAGTAACAGGCGGGTTTTACACCAGCCACAACGACTACAGAGATCTAACCGAACTTGATCGTGTGTGCATAGTTCCTGGACAATGGGTTCGTATGAGTACACTGGTGTTGCACAGTGTAGAAAATATCACAGCACCAAGAACTATTTTAAAAATAGGATTATGATTAATTTTGACCAAGCTGACTACTACTGGAAAGTAGGCGAGTCAAAAACTTTTAATAAACAACAGGCTATAATATGGGCAGGGGGTGATGTTAACAAAATACATTATTACTTTATGGACGAAGTGTGGGCAGCGCAGACATGGACGCGGCCGCCGGCACTGTCAGTCAAAGAACTTATGCAGATCCGGTGCCGACAACTGCGTGAACAATACCAACATGTAAGAGTTGCATACTCGGGCGGATATGATAGTCAAGGCATAATTGATTCTTTTATTGATGCAAAATTGCCTATTGATAGTTTGATGATTCGGGCCAAACAATATAAATTTACTCCAGAAAATTTGATAGCCCAACAGCAGGCACAACTTTTAAAGAACGCAATGTGGCCCAACTTAGAAATAAAAAATATTCAGTTACATGCTGATGATTTTTATTCCTTTTACAAACAACATGCTGACGATTGGTTAATACAACCATCTGGGGGGTATGAACCCTGGTTTTACAAAGTTAACTTGAGTTTTTTACAAAATCACAATCGAGATTTTCAATTGGCGCAAGAACAGTTTGTTAACCAATCACAATGTGATGTTTACGGTGTTGAAAAACCAAGACTTTGGATTGAGAACGGTGCTTGGTATGCTTCCATGATTGACAAAACACTAAACTGGATAAGCGGCGGAGCCATTGAAAGTTTTTACATCAGTAGACAATTACCCGAACTGCATGTGGCGCAAAGCTGGGCCATGTTAGATTGGATAGAAAGCCAACCATTTACTGAGCAACAGCAAGTTCATGATTTTTTACATGCAATTCAGAGCCACCAACTAGGGTGGGATATGTATCGAGATTGGAATCTGGCCATTGGGCGAACTCCGGTGCATAACATACACAGTTATCACGGTGGCGGCACCAAAGATTACAACAGAGGAGACCCTAGAAATAATCGAGGGTGCCAGGAACTAATAGCTGAGGCTGTTAAAACTAACTCAGACATTGTTCGTATTTGGAAAGGACAACTGGACGAATTTGAGTCCCAATACAGTTCAGCTATTGACTCGCAAGGAGAAATCGCTGGTTGCTGGAGTCAAAAACATTATATTAAACCAGTTGAGCCTGGGAGACTATGCAAGGAAAAATTATGAAAAAACTCTATGACTTTCTGTGCGCTACACAACTTGATTCAAATGACCCAGGCCGCTGGTATCGGGTTGACTCAACTCAAGAACTGGCTGATTGTTTGGCAGAGTTAGACGTAACGGCCCTTCAGCTAGAACCATTTACTACCACTTACAATGATTACAACGTTAACAAAATGGCATTGCAATTTGGGTTGCCAGTTAAAGAAATAAAATCATGGTTGTTTGACCCCGAATACAAAAAATACAGCGACAACGCAAATAGTCAAATTGCAGTGATACCACCAGCACAAGAAGTCAAAATAAGACAGATTTTGGCCAGTCTATTAAATCTAGATATCGATACTATGCTTATGCGTGTACAGGTCCAGGCTCCTGGCGAACTGATTGCATTACATCTTGATCCGTTAAAAACTCAACTATTCAATACTCAATCTAGCGAAGTGTGCCGGTATGTATGGTTTTTACAAGATCAATACCCCGGGCAAGTTTGGCTAATGGACAATCAAGCCATTGAATGGAAAGCCAATGATCTTGTGTTTTTTGATAATGCTAAACTTCCACATGCCACTGTAAATCTTGGATATCACAATCGTTACTGCATGATTATCACTGGTAAAAAACAAAAAATTAATTTTTCCAAGATTGACCAATAATTACCTTTTTGCTATAGTAAACTTTTTCGGTTGACTAATTTACCAATTAATGCTATAATAGCATATTAAACAACGAAAGGAGGCAATATGCCAAGTGTATTCTTAGTAAGCGACACGCACTTTGGACACATGGGTGTTTGCCGCTTTACCCGTGCGGATGGTGTCACCAAATTACGCCCATGGGACAGTGCCGAAGAAATGGACGAAGCCATGGTCAAGGCCTGGAACGAACGAGTCCGTCCCACGGACAAGGTCTATCACTTGGGTGATGTGGTTATAAACCGCAAAGCATTAAAGACATTGGCTCGCTTAAACGGCGACAAAGTTTTAATCCGTGGCAACCATGACATCTTCCGTGATGACGAATATAGGACTTATTTTCGTGAATTACGAGCGTACCATGTGATGAACGGAATGATATTAAGTCATATTCCCGTACACAGCGACAGCTTAGGCCGTTTTGGTGTTAACATACACGGACATACTCACGCAAATCGTGTGAAGCGGGCCCGTGGGGTCGATGCTAGGACTGGAGAAGTTTTATACAGCGATGAACCTGATGTTAGGTACCATTGTGTTTGTGTGGAACAACTTCCGGATTTTGCTCCTATCTTGTTTGAAGATGTTATCAAGCGCATCGAAGCAGAAGGCGGCAGTGTCGGGTTTAAGAACGGTAACGGCCCAACGATGTAAGGAAAAGAATGTCTTATCGTGAATATTATTTTAAACAGATGATTAGGATCGGTAAGGCATTCTTCATCTATTCCAAAGGTTTTATTTTGAATAGGAAAGTATAATGCCTAAATGCTATCAATTGATCGGAGTCCCAGGTAGTGGAAAATCTACCTGGGTTAAAAACCAAATTTGGGCACTGGGCTTGACTGTGGTTTCTACGGACAATTTTGTTGAAGCCTATGCTAACCAACAAGGCCGGACCTACAGTGAAGTATTTAAAGATTACATGCCCACAGCCATTGATCTAATGATTCAACAGGTTGCGTTTGCACAACAGCACGGCCACACTGTGATCTGGGATCAAACCAGTACCACCTCCGCCAGCCGTCGAAAAAAGTTTCGCATGTTGCCGGACTACCAGCACATTGCTGTGGTGTTTAAAACTCCCGACCCTGAAGAATTGTCTCGTCGTTTGGCAAGTCGTCCGGGAAAAATAATCCCAGAAGAAATAGTACAAGATATGATTGACCGATTTGAAATGCCCACACTAGCGGAAGGTTTTGCAGAAATTTGGCATGTGTGATCAACTCGTTATAGTTCAACCGGATAGAATAAGACACTCCTAAGGTCAAGATCCCTGTTCAAGTCAGGGTAGCGAGTCCAGAAATGCTGGCGTTCGTATAGTGGAAAATACAGGGAGCTTCTACCTCCTAAACGGCAGTTCGATTCTGTCACGCCGGACCAAGATATTTTGGTAAAGAAATAGTAGATTTAGATAGACATATATTGATATTACAGTTATAATAACTGCATAGGATGAATACAGCAATTTAAAATCTGACTAAATTACATAGAAAGCGGTCGTGAGACAGTAGCAATACTTCTAGGCAACTAGACGCAGAAGGAATGTATGACAGCATGGAAAGACATACTATGTTTCTAGTAGCAGACACAATTACTAGATAGGCAACATGAATGTTGATAGGGTCTGGGTGCCGTAATTGGCCAGACCAGAAAATAAAAAAAATTGGCACAATCATCCTGTTAAAATTTAGGTTAGGTTCAGCAACTTCATATTAATATGATCTACTAATCTTATGCCAATGACTGGAGCCGAAAGGCTGTGAAGGGCCGCGGCGTATATGAGATTAGATAGAGGAGTTTCGATAAGTCTCCTCGATAAAAACAAAAAGTAGACAACTAACCTGTCGCATTAATCAAAGAAAGGAATAATATGCAATTCGCAGAAGCAATCGGTAATCAAGAAGCCCGTACCCTAAACGGTATGAAGGCCCGCAACAGCACAGCCAACGCCTGTGTTGACTTGTTCTTCGCCATCGGTGCAAGCCGTGGTAAGAACATCATCCCCCAATTCACCGCAGCCTATGTGGAAAATACCGATCTCGCATTGCGTATTGTTCAATGGGCCCGCGATGTTCGTGGTGGTTCGGGTGAACGAGAAATCTTTCGTCAAGTGTTGACTCACTTGGAAAACACCAACCCAGCCGACGCAGCCCGTCTCTTGGTCAAAGTCCCTGAACTTGGTCGATGGGATGACCTGTTTGTGTTTAAGACTCAACCTCTTAAATCACAGGCATTCACCATGCTGGGTGACGCACTGCGAGCCAGAAACGGTCTTGCTGCTAAGTGGACACCTCGCAAAGGCGACACTGCGGTTGAAATTCGTAAGTTTTTCGGCATGACCCCAAAGCAGTACCGTAAGAGTTTGGTCAACATGACCACTGTGGTTGAAACTCAAATGTGCTCAGGCTCATGGGACTCAATCAACTACAGCCATGTTCCAAGTGTGGCTCACTCACGCTACAAGAAGGCTTTCGGTCGTCATGGTACTACCTACGCAGAATACATTGCCAAGCTGGTAAAAGGCGAAGCAGGTGTGAAGATCAATGCCAATGCAATCTTCCCACACGATGTTCTGAAAGGTCGTATTGGCGGCTATGGTTCAACCAAGTGGTCTAAGACCGAATTGGATGTGATCGAAGCGCAGTGGAATGCATTGCCCAACTATGTTGGCGATGCCAGCGTGTTGCCTTTGGTTGATGTGTCGGGTTCGATGATTACTACTGCTGGCAAGACTGGTAGTACTACTTGTTTGGAAATTGCAGTGTCTTTGGGCCTGTACTTTGCTGACAAGAACCGTGGTACCTTCAAAGATTGCATGTTGACCTTTAGTGACAAGCCGCAGTTGGTTCGCCTTAAGGGTGCTATCAACGAAAAGATTGACCAAATGGTCTCTACTGACTGGGGCATGAGCACCAACTTGCATGCCGCATTCAATGTGATCCTCAAGACCGCAGTGGACAACAGTGTTGCACCAGCAGACATGCCTGCAACATTGATTATCTTCTCTGACATGCAGTTTAACGCTTGCGTTAAGAATGATGACAGTGCAATGGAAATGATCGAACGCAAGTTCGAAGCAGCTGGTTACGCACTACCAAAAGTAGTGTTCTGGAACTTGAACGCAGGCAGTAATGTTCCTGTGAAGTTTGATAAGAAGGGCACTGCTCTTGTTTCGGGCTTTAGTCCAGCAATCGCTGCCAGCGTATTGGGTGCAGATCCAGACGCGTTCACTCCAGAAGCCATCATGCTCAAAGCCGTAATGAGTGATCGTTACGACTTGTAAATTGATTCGCTGGCCCACGCTACCCGAAAGGGAAGAACACTCAGCGTCCGCGATACACGAAATGTGGGATGGGCTGTGTATCCGGGGTTTTGAGGAGAGTACCCGACACAACAATCTCTCCTTAGAATACGCCCTCCGGGGCGTATTTTTTTGACTGTACTTTCTAATAGATAATTACAGTATAACCTTCAAGAGATATCATGGGAATCAAACAAGAAATTTTAAGATACAGTCGCCAAGAGAACATGCAACCATTGAGTAATTGGTTTGAAACTGCATTGGATGAACTTATCTCACAAGATGTGTATATGGATGTAAACGCAGTTGAAGACACCGGTCGTAAATTGGTCAGTGGTCTAATCAGCTATGCTAAAAAATACAACATTCATACAGTTGTGTTGGGTATGAGCGGAGGAGTTGACAGTGCTCTGACCGCAGCATTGTTTAAAGCAGCAGGCTGGCATGTGATTGGTGTTACCATGCCAATTCATCAGAATCCCGAAGAAACTCAGCGAGGCATAGAAGCCTGTCGAGCATTAAAACTAGAACATATACATGTTGATTTGACTCAACAGTATGAGGATTTGTTAGCCAGTGTAAGGGACTACGATCTCACTATCGATAAACCCGACAATGCCATTCGCCGCGGTAATCTACGAGTGCGGTCGAGAATGATGACAGTGTATAACATTGCCAGTATGGAAAAAGGATTAGTGGGCAGCACTGACAACTTCAGCGAATTAGCTGCTGGTTTCTGGACTCTACACGGTGATGTGGGTGATCTAGCACCTATTCAAAGTCTACTAAAGAGTTGGGAAGTGCCCAAGCTGGCAGAAATTTACGGTGTACCGGCCAGCACAGTGTTTGCCAAACCCACTGACGGGTTGGGAATCAGTGACGGGGATGAAGCGCAGTTTGGATTTAGCTATTTGGAATTTGACATAGTGTTGATGAAATTATGTCAGCTGACCACAGACACTAATAGAAAAGAATTTCTGACCAGTCTGGCAGTGTCCGAGTCGGATCTACCCAAAGTAAATCGAATATTAGATAGAATCAAAGGCAGCACATTCAAACGCAGCAATCCTTATAATCTGGAGCACCCATTGCAAGACAACAGGTATGGGGGGTTACAAGCAGTTGATCTTGGTCTGTGGAATCTATAAATGAGTGACGGCGGCAAGGGCAGCAAACAACGCCCAACTGACAAACAAAAGTTCGACAACAATTGGGAACTGATATTTGGTAATAAACCCAAAGAAACTTCGAAAGAAATAAATACAGGTGAACTACCGGACTCCCAAAATGATTTACACCATACACGACCAGACTGATCCATTCGCGGCCCTTTTAAAGGACGACCCTGTCCGTCCTCACATCCCGCATGAACAACGATTTGGAGCCAACAGACAAGTATTTGCTCTTACAGAAAACAACATAGTCAGTGCTGTGGTCTGTGCTCGATTTTGTAAAGGCATTCCCAGTAGTGAACAAGAGCTATTGGAGAATATCGAAGAACCCGACACAGTAGTATTCTATACCATTTGGAGTTACAAGCCTGGAGCGGGACAACAGTTGTTGCGTGAGGGTCTTAAAAAAGTCCAAGCAGAATCGCCAAATGTTAAAAGATTTGTGACACTGAGTCCTCCGACAGATATGGCCCGTAAGTTCCATACCAAAAATGGTGCCAGTGTGTTCAGAGTTAATACTGACACAGTCAACTACGAATACAATCGCGACAGTGTATAAACTGATAAACTAAAATTTGCTTTTCTGTGAATTTTAGTATAACATACGATATGCTTGCAATCAATAATCTCAAGCGGCCGAATATTTTAAAATAAGTATTGTATAATTCAATCGAAAGCACCTGTGAATCAAGTTAAAAATTATGTAGTCTGCGCCCACCGCAGAATCAAAAGTACCAAATGGGTTTGGAAAGACACCAAAGACGAGGGCGACATCTACGAGATCTATCGACAAATGTGCCTGCACAGTTTGGCCAGCGCTCGTCATTTCTTAGAAGGTGAGTGGGAATACATTTTGTGGGATCAAGAAATTGATCACATCAATGAAGCAATGCCGTTGAACAATCAACTGACCTACGATCTATGGCACAAAGAACCCTGTAATATTCTGTGGGTTGGTCCAGATGTACAGTTTGTCAAGCCCACTAAGATTTTTGGAGAGTTCACTGACTTCCGTCTGTTTAACTGGACTGACCCAAAAGTCTGGCACGAACCCAATCAATACAATGCTGGATTTGATAACTTGTTCAACAACGATTTAAGTTATCATCCTCACACCATGGATCCCAAGTTGTGGGAAATTGAGCGAAAGATGTACAACGAGTGGAACAAGACCGAAGGCATGGACAGTTATAATAATCAACAGATCATTCACAATACCATGTTCTGGAGTCAAGGACTGGAATGGTCAGATGCACATCGTCCTGAGCTGTTTTATCAAGCACAATGGTTGCCTACCTGGGCTCCACTGGAAACTCAAGATGCTTGGAATCAGTGCAGCTACCAAGATGCGCAAGTAATTCATTGGCACAGCAGCCGTCATGCTCCTACCAAATTGGAATGCATGCGACAAGTCAATGAAGCACTGGGTGTTACTCCTGTCACAGAGCTAAAATGAAAATTGCCGTTTTAGGTGCCCGGGGATTCCTGGGTTCTTATCTGTGGAATTACTTGGTTGATAAAAATTATGAAGTAATTCCAGTAACCCGGGACACTGTAAATCTCAATGATTATTGGGCAGTAGATCAATGGTTGTGTCAGTATCAGCCCGATGTTGTTATTAACTGTGCCGTTAGTGGCGGTGGCATCAAAGTCAACGATATCAACTATGGCGATGTACAACAGAATTTAGGAGTATTTTTAAATTTCTATAACAATCCCCAAGTTCGTAAATACATTAACATTGGCAGCGGCGCAGAATTTGATCGTAGCCGCAATATAATCAATTGCTATGAAGAAGATATTAAATCAATGACTCCCATTGACAGCTACGGATATGCTAAAAATGTTATCTCCCGTATGTGTCTAGGTAAATCAAATTTTTACACACTGCGGTTGTTTGGTTGTTTTGACCGCAGCGAGCCCGATATTAGATTATTCAAACGATTTCTTGCAGACAAACAGTTGCCAATCGACGACAAGTACTTTGACTTTATCAGCGCAGCCGACTTTGCAAAGATTGTTGAATTCTATTGTGATTACAATGTGTTACCAAAAGATATAAATTGTGTTTACACAGAGAAAAAATTGCTGTCGGATATATTGCAAATTCTGGATCCTTCAGTTACAATCAATGTAACCG